TGTAGTATTAGATGTTGAGTTAGTATTTGTTGTAAGTTTTAAATTACCTGCAGTTATACCTGACGCAGTTCCACTAAAGACCTCTGAAGTATTTGTGGCGTTGTGTAAAAATGTAAATCCTCCGACGTGTCCTCCGAGGTCGGTGTAAGAATCATCGTAACCAAAGAATCCAATTCTTGCTTGATTGTCGTAGTATCTGAATTCAACTCCACGATCTTTATTGTCATCACTACCTGGAGCAGTATCGCCACCAAGAGTAATAATGGGATCATCAATTGTTGTAACTGTTGAATTAATTGTCGTAGTCGTACCATCTACCTGTAAATCTCCATGAACACGAACTAACCCACTAGTAGCACGATCATCACCAGGATCAAGGTGCATAGTGGCATTAGACGTAGCAATGTAGTTATCTTGGAATCTAGAATCTTCGACATGAACTTTTCCGTTTGAATCTGAGGCATCAATATCAACTACATCTTCTGCAGTAATTGTAACTGTGCTAGTTCCAGAACCAGAGTTTGATGCTGAAACTGTTAAAGATCTTGCAGATGATGAGTTTTGAGTAGTTGTGAAAGTAAGATTACCATCACCAGTTTTGTTTAGAGTTTGTGCAACTGAACCATCTAAAGTAATATCAGGATCGCTAAAGTAAGAACGTACGTTTACATCGATCTCACCTGCACCACTATCACCAGTATTATTAGCACCAAATAATAAACCGCCAGAAGTATTATTGATTTTAATAAAGTTTAATTTATTAAAACCAGTGTTGGCGGTAGAAGTTGTAAGTTCGTTATCTAATTCAAAATTTTCAACAGCATTTCCATCTGTGAAAATAAGTTTATTATTTTGTAGTTGTGTATTATCTACTCCTGCGGTGGCGATCGTGACGTGCCCGTTCGCGTCAACGTCGAAATCTTCTTGTGCAAAACTAGCCAATCCCTTCTGCTCTGTTGCTTCGGCAGCGAGATATCTCCACCCGCCAGAGTCACCGCTACTATGAGTAGGTGCACCTGCACCTGCAGCAATGCCAGTGATGGCTTGGTAAACTTTTGATGCGTTAGCAATGATGTCATATCTAACGTAAGTAGTACCTGCATTATAGCTAGCATACTTACTACCTTCTGCAGCAGTAGCGATAGGCACATTTGTTGCACTTGTCAATCTACCATAGGCATCAACAGTAAACTTAGTAGCGTTAACTGTAGCGGTACCAAAGGGTTCGCCATTTCCACCTGCACCAGATACAGATGTCAGGGATTCCGTATTATAGTTACCTGCTGTAACAGCAGTGGTAATCATATCAATAGTTGGGTTACCAGAAATACCTGCACCCTCACTTACAGAGATTCTTGTGGCAGTTCCAGTAATTGCTCTAGTTGCTACAGTATTAGAAGCAGTTCTAGAGATCATACCAGTAGTGGTCAAACCTGCTAAAGCAACTAAGTCTAAATCATATGGTTGTGCAGATGTTCCTTCATTGGTTCCATCAAGACCATAATCAGCAAGAGTACCATTGTTAGAAGCAGTAAAATCTTGTGCGTTTGTTACTCTACCTTTAGCATCAACAGTTACCTTATTGTAAGTTGCTGAGGGAGATGATGTACCATCGTAATGTGGTAAAGTAGAAACAAGTGCTAATTCAGCAGATAGATTTAAGTTTTGAGAACCATCAAATACACCAGAAGCAGTAACCTCATTAGAGAGTTGGATTTGTCTAGATGAAGCAAGTCTAGACGCAGTAGATGAGTTACCAATAACAGTAGAAGTAATGGTACCTGCAGAGAAGTTACCATCAGCATCCCTTTGGACTAAAGTATTTGCAGTATTAGATGTAGACTCTACAGGACGTTCGTACCTTAAGGTGTTCCATGCAGATACACCATCACCGATCTTAAAACGACCCGTGTCAAGTTCGATACCCAATTCACCTTGTGCAAGAGTCGGGTTAGAGTTCGCCCATTCCTGTGCGCCACCTCTTCTTAATTGAATTCTATTTGCCATTTGTTACGACAACTCGATTAGATTATGCTTCATTTATTATTTATGCTAAAAAAAGAGGGGGACTGTGCCCCCTTCAAATTATTCTGATGGAACTGGATCAGGAGGAGTAGAAGCGGTCTCTTCCTCTTCCTTTGTAAAATATTCTAGTGTTTCAATAGCACCCAATAATTTAAGTGCAGTCACCTCATTTTCTTTAATTTTCGCAGACAATTGTTGATTTTCTTCAATCAACTTTGCATATCTCTCCTTGAATTGAGAATGCATCTCTTCTTGTGATACTTTTTCAACAGTCATTATGATGTTTTGTTTTGGACTAACGTTAGTAAGAGTGATTTAATTTCACTCATATCTGATTTTAACTCAGAAACTTCATTTTGTAAAGTAGTAAATTCCCTTTTCTTGACTTGTTCTGCTTTATGTGCTGCCATATATTTCTCATACAGAGATTTATCAGCACACTGGACGGAACCCGCATAGGAGTCCCTAAACCAATTCGCATTGTCTTTTACAGGAATTTTCATTATACAGCAAGAGCGATTGCTCTTAGATCTTTGATAATCGGCACTAATGCCTGATTAGGAGAAACAAACACTACTTTGATTTGATATTGATCAAAACTCAAACCAGATACTTCATATTCATATGATGAATATATTTCTCTTTCTGTAGTTGCAGGAACTTTAGAACCTGCAGCTGGGAAGAAGTCAAATCCCAGTTGTTCTATAGGAACAGAAGATCCAACAGGACGCACTCTATATAGCACCTTAATCTCACTGTTGGGTGGGCGATATCCCGCAAAATAAACTTTGATAGAACCAGAAGGATTAGTTAGAGTTGCAGTCTTAGTAATATAAACTGCATCATGTCCATCACCAACTGATAGTTTTGCAGTATTAGGATCTGAAGGACTATTGATACGGTTAGATACCAAAGTGATAGACATTCTATCTGTATCAATAACAGGAGAAATTGTAGTCTTATCAGTAGTCATTGTAAGATCCATTCTGAATGACTTAGCACCGCTAAGTTCAGAAGATTCATTGATTGCAGAACAAACTAATTGTGGTGTAATCAAATCATTATCCTGACTTAAAATAATATCAGAGAATACTCCATCATTTGAGAATGATGCTTGAGATAAAGTAGATCCATCATTGATAGACGTACCACTAATTGTGTTAATTCTAGCAGTAATGTCAGTCTTAGGAAGCAACATCTTCTGAATCTGAGGAACAAGAGTGCTGTATTGAATATTTTGTGATGCTATGATACCTGCTCCACCACCAAGAATTCCTAATCTAGCAATAGATGATGTGGAAATTTCATAGTAATCTAAAGTAACATCTCCAATTCCTGCATGAGTTTTATTAATTTCGATTAGAGGAATACCATCTAAGTTATAACACTCAACTACAGACTCATCTGCATGTGATGCTGCGGTTGTTCCTCCAAGACCACGTTCATGAGCAGTAATAGTTTTGTTATCACTAGAGATTGCACTATAAGAAATAATTTCATCATTAATCTTAATGTAACCAACGTTACTTGTTCCAATAGCAGCACCGTTAATAATCTTGTGGAATGCAGTAGCGTCTCCTACAGCAATACTAGTATCTGTAGCAGATATAGATGCAGTCAAAGCAGTATCAGAAACCTCAGATTTAGCACCTTCAATAATCACATTGTTAGATGCACTGTGCATACAGTGATTACTATGATAAACACGAATCTTTCTTTGATTTGTAGAATAGGTTGGTGTTCCTGTTGGGAAGGAAGGTTGGATTGCAGCAGACTCAACAGCGTCTCCAGAGTAAGTAATACTGCTGACTGTTGCAGTTTTAGTTGAAGTTCCACCAGTAATAGTTTCTGATGATGGAGTAAACGCAGAAGACACATATTTAAGTGTCAGTGTATTTGTTCCAGTAGTCCAACTTACAACTTCTGCAGTAGGAGCAGTAGAGGAGTTACCTGTAATTGTTTCACCGACTGTAAAGTCACCAGAAGCACCACTAACAACCATAGTTGCTAATGTCTTAGAAGAAACAACACGGTTAGCAATTACTCCACCAGTATTAGATCCTGCTGCCCAGTTACCACTAATATCATTAATAGTTAATTGAACACCACCTGCTGTTACAGTTCTTGCAGTAATCGTACCCTCTGCCAAAGTAGTCTTTTGATAGATACGAGAACCAACTGTGTAAGGTAATGTTGTGGAATTAAGTGTAAGAACTAATTCTGGTTGGAATGTTTGAATAGCATCAGAACGAAGATTTAACTTACCACCATTTCCTCTACCGAGTTCAGCATTATTCAATACAAGTTTAGTTTGTCCAGTATTACTGAATGATGCAGCGTTGATAATAAACTTAAGATCTTCATATTGATCTGCAGTCCATGTAGTAGCGTTCTGAGATTTGAATAGAACACCTGCATAAGGTTGTTCGGAAATTGTTCTGTCACCAGAGATATCAATCTCACCCATTCTAGAAATCCAAATCTGATATGAGTTAGAGTCAGAAAGGAGAACAAAACAATGTTCTTGGGATTGAGGAATGTATACAGGGGCATCAAATGTGAATCTAGTTGCAACTGCAGCAGATTCTGATAACTGAACCTGATCAGGTTCTAGAGTAACATCAGAGAAAGGTAGAATGGTTGTTGTAGGATAACCATTTTCCATTGTTCTGATTTGCATAGAAACTGGAATGTTTGTATCCTTTTTAAAGAAGTAAACATCAACTGAAGTAAGGAAACGACCACCGACTTCATCAACAATGAATGATTGTGCGAGAGGGTCATACCAACCAATCTGTCTACTCTCAGTTCTAGTTGTCTGAATTGTTTGTTCTTGAGTTACAGTATCATTAACTATTTCTGCGTTACGAATTGCCAAGATATTTTCTTGAACTGTGTTTAACGTACCTCTTGCTTCATATGAAGTTTGAGCAGAAGATGCAACTGCACCAGAAAGACGTGAATCAACATCAGATGTAGAAAGTCTTAAAGTTCTAGTTCCTGTTGCCCATCTTGGGTTTGTATCTACACCAGGATTAGGAATAAAGAATGATGCTTTTAATTTACCAAAACGATCGGAAATTAGACGACGATCTTTAACAACAGCACGAGCACCAGAAGTTCCAACTAATACTTCTTGAACCTGCATATTTCCATAGAAGTCACCGATTGCTTGCTTAGAAAGTTCAGTAGTATCAATGTTCAAGAATGCAGTTGTAGATGCATATGAAGTAGGAAGTGTTGTATCATCATAAGGATTGAACTTATAAAAATCATCAGGAGCAGCAACCTTAAACTTACAACCACTAATCTCACCTGTTACGGTTTCACCAATAACAAAGGGAGTAGAGTTTGTTCTACTATCAACTGTAGGATCTTTAATAATTTCAATAATCTTAGGAATCTGATAATCAATAGTTGCCTTTCCATCAAAGAATGAATAGAAACGTGTTCTTGGTTTTAGACGTGCAACATCAACTTCAACGTTTCTAGAACGAATCCAAGGAATAGATGTGCTAGAAAGAATAGCATCACCCATAGATTGACGATCAATTCTAGGAATAACTTGAGTTCTAACACCAGATCTTACTTGATCTTCAGTAACTTCGATTGTATCAGTCTGATTAACACGACGCATACCACGACCATCCCAAACATCAGGTCTAGGTGATCTACCGATATCTTCTTCTAACCAATGAGAGTTTCTAGTTACCTCAGATGATATGACTTCTTCACCTGTCCATGTAGTTTCCCATGCTCCCCATTCAATTGGAGCAAAACCATTCTGATCAACATTTAATTCAGAAGAAACTTGTAAGAAATCACCTTCAATCTGTTGAACTGATGCAGGAAGTCTATTAGTATCCAACCAATCATCAGAACCAGGTGTTAAAGTAATACGACCGATATAGGTAAAGACGTTAAATGGGTTAATATTCTCAAC